CAGTGAATACCCAGATAACAATCCATTTAAGAATAACAACCCAAGCGGAACGCTGACTTTTTCAGGTCGTGACGTAAGAATTACAGAGGTTAACGAGAACATTGGTCTTGGTGGGCGAATACAAGGTTATCTTTACGAGCTTTTTGGCAGCGCCGAAAATCTTACTGAAGGCACTTTATCAGCTAAGCAATCACGAACGTTTACAAAAGTGGTAGGCGGGGTAGAAAAGTCAATCAGGGTAAACTTTCAATCTCAAGTCAGATCTCTTACCAATAGTTTTTCTGGTCAAGCCCAAGGATGGACTTTTCCACCTTCAATAGAAATTGTTCAAGATTCACCAAACACCAGCGACAACTGGAAGATAGGAGACACGTTTACACATGAGGTTACGCCAGGAAATCCAGCGAATAATCCTTTTCATAATAAATATGGTAAAGTCGGCATTGTGTATAGAATCGAAAAACTTGACGAAATAGTCGTCCCAGGCAAGCTGCAAAAAGGAGTGTTTTTCTCTACCAATTCACAAGTCGCAGACATTAGCCTTTATAGAGAATTGGTCGAAAAATCAAACAGCAGCGCCCCAGAACATGAAATTGTGTATGTAAATGAAATCCTAGAAAATGAGCTGGAAGAAGATAGAGACCCTAATTTTTCTAATCTGACTCAAGCTGGCTTATCGTTAAAAGCATCAAGAAATTTTACGCAGTTGGATCAGTTGCGACTTTGGATTGCCAAGGGTACACAGGTCAAGCGATTACATCCAGAACTTGAAAAGTGTTATGGTGATTCAAAAGAAATCGGTCCTAGCAATTTGTTTACCGATCTAGTTTATTATTTACTGACAGATCAAGTCGCTGGGGCGGGTGGATTGCTTGGCATGAAAACTAATGATGCCCCGCTGGTTGACTTAGATCAAATGATTGAAACCACGCGGTTTATCAAAAAGGAAAAACTGTATTTTAATGGTCTAATAACGGACATAACAAATTTAAGGCAATTTATCACGGATCTAGCGCCAAACTTTTTGTGTAATTTTATTGTGTCTGACGGCAAGTTTGCACTGAAGCCTGCCATCCCTTACAACCCTAAAAGCGGTGCAATTAACCTTGGGCCAGTGCAGGTTGAGCAGCTATTTACATCAGGCAACATTTTAGAGGATACCTTCAAGGTTGAGTATTTAAGATCTGAGGAACGCCGTCAGTTCAAAGCTGTTGTTCGATACAGACATGAACAGCCTAACAAGCTGCCTGAAGAGCGTTCAGTTGAGGTTGTTCTTAAAGGAGAAATCTCAGGCGACAGAACTGTTGATTTATTGCCTCAAGAGCAATTCGATTTGACGCAATTTTGCACATCCGAGGATCATGCTGTGAAGGTTGCTAAATACTTTATTGCTTTGAGAAAACTTGTTACTCACACAATCAGCTTCTCAACAACACTTGAAGGCTTGAGTATAGCTGCGGGGTCTTACATCAAAGTTGTGACAGAAGCTAGCCCGTATAGCCCAGCTAACAATGGAACGATTAGCAGCTCTGGAGTTGTTACTAGCGTAGAGGACTTAGCGGATGGGCAATATCAGGTTTCATATTTCCAGGCTGGATCTGAGGATATTGAGGATGGGACGATGACCGTCAGCAATGGACGCGTGCAAGAGTCAAAATTCCATGATTCTGTATTTAGCCTTAAAAACGACACCGTTTCTAGAAACATCTATGTTGTTGAGCAACTGACCTTCTCAGAGCAGGGCACAGTTGATATTGTGGCATCAGAGCATCCCTGCGATAATGAAGACAGGAGCGAGCTAGCATCTTTGGTGACGTCTGATAGTTTCCGAATCTTCTAATGCCTTTCCCCGATCTTGTTCCTACTGCACGAACGTTTGAATCTGGAGACTATCCAGTCAAGACGTTTAAGGCGCAGAATGGTGCTGAGACGCGGATTCTGTATGGCAGCAATCGCACGAATATGAAGCTGTCGCTGACGTATGCAAATATCTTTGATGCTGACGCAGAGCAATTCTTAGATCATTATGACGAAGTCCAAGGCACCTTTCAGACTTTTGACATTGGCGACAGAGGTTTTGCGCGTGGTGGCTGGGAAGGTACTCCAAGCGCCTTAGGGCCAAAAGCTTCAGGCAACAAATACAGATACGAGAATCCGCCACAGGTTGTGCAGGTGCGTCCTGGAGTCAGCAGTGTTACAGTGAACCTGATTGGTGTGCTCTGATGTCTTACTACACCGGAAGACATGGAAGCCTATTGCTTGATGGCAATACGATTGCTCAAGTACAAAACTGGTCAGTCAGCTCATCTGTATCTTTGTTGAGCATCAAGACGCTTGCAGAAACTGATGATCGATTTATTGCCGATGGTCGCACAACCACTGGCAGTTGTCGTGTACTTTATTATCAAGAAACGCCAGGCAAAAAAGGCAGCAACAATGCTAGTACATTTATCAATAAAGTAATTAAGGCAAGAGAAGTAGGAGGAGATTTTTACCAAGGCGCTACGCTTGCACAAGGCCCTGATGGTACGAATCGGTCTAGTTTAAGGTTAAAAATTGATGATGGAACGGATGACGGACTTTACATTGAAATGCGTATAATCATAACGAACATTACAATGACAATGGCAGTTGGGGAAGTTTTGGCTGCTGATATTACGTTCCAGTCGCATGGAGCACCACAGTTCGTGAACATCTAATGAGCGTTTATCTTGGCACGTTTGGCAAGGTTGAGCTGAAGCGTAAGCTTGACGGTAGGCTTGTTGGCAAGATCAATGGCAATGACGTAAACACAGCCGAAAAACGATTCAGCTTTGATTTTGACCAAGGCCAGTTGATAACAGGAGACAGAATAACAATTAAAGAAATTGACGGCAATGCGTTAGATTTTATTAGTAGTTACACAGATTCAAGTGTTACCAAATATATAAATGTTGACGAAGCCGGTGGCATAAGACTTTACAACAGCTTTGCAAATGCAGTGAATGGCGGCACAGCAAATGCTACGGCGTTAAGCACAGGCAGCAATCTCAATGTTCAAGTGACCATTGAAAATAAACGCCGCCTGTTGGCGCAGGTCAGCAGTTATGAAATTAACACTGAGCGCGAAAGCGTAGATACAACTGTGTTGTCAGATAACTTCCGGCAACGAATCAGCTCTTTGATCTCTGGGTCGGGTCGTTTCAGTGCGTTTTGGGAATACGCTGGAGATGACAGCAGTGAGCTTCCGAATTATTTATTGCAACTGATTCTACGCACAAAAGTTGGCAGCGATTTTGTTGCACGTTTGTATATTAAAGACAGTAACTATAATCCAAGTGGTGTTGCTATAAGAAACAACGACCAGCTTTATTACAAGGTTAAAGGTATAATTACTGCTGCTGCTGTGCAGTTTTCCCCTGGCGACATAGTTCAGATTACAGCAGATTTTATTACTACAGGTCCGGTTGAGCTAAAAGTTGACCTTGAAGTGCCGTTTGCTTTGACGCAAGAAAATGGCGACAAACTTCTTGAAGATGATAGCGATGAGCGGATTGGCTATGACGGTTCTGGCACAAGCTAGTAACCGCTTGCTAAGCTAGGCTAAGACAATCCTAGCGCAACATAGCTTAGGAGCTTCAAATCATGGCTGACCTGAAAATAAGTGAGCTAGAAGCTCTTGCTGGAGCGGACCTTGCCAGTAACGACCTGCTGGCTACTGTTGACACCAGTGCTAGCGAAACAAAGAAACTAACGATCAGCGATTTGATCGCTAACGGCGTCACACTAATCAGTGACGATACGATTCCTGGCGCAAAGATTCTATTTGCTGCTGGTGACATTGCTACAGCAGACATTGACGATTTAGCGGTTACTGCGGCGAAAATTGCTGACAACGGTGTTACAGCCGCAAAACTTGCGGACGAATCAACAGTTGACCTAGTCACAACGCTACCGGCCTCCGGAGCGTTTACGGGGCAGCTTGCTTTAGATACTGACGACAATAAGCTGTACGTTTGGAACGGAAGCGCATGGGCCAGCCTGCTAGCCGCTGGTTCGATTAACACCATTACCGGCAGCACGGTTGGTGTTGTTGACATTGTTGCCACTACCACTGGCGATAGCGTTGCGATTTCTGCAAGTGTCAACGACTCTTCTGCCGCTAATCAATTTCTCGCTGGGCCTACAAGTGCCGGTGGTGCGCTTGCATACCGAACGATTGACGGAAGCGATCTGCCGGTCGCCACGACAAGTGCAAAAGGTGGTGTGGTTGTTAATGCGGAAGGTCTCCGCATGGATTCAAATACGATTGAAATTGACAATGACGTAACTGCTAGTTCAACGCATCATGTCGTTACGTATAACGCAAAGGGTCTTGTTACTGGCGGTCGCGTACTAGCTGCAGCAGATCTACCGGCTGCGACTGCTGCTGCAAAAGGTGCAATTATTCCCGGAACTGGATTATCAGTTGATGCGGCTGGGAATCTTGACCACAGCAATACAGCAACAACAGGTACGTTTACGAAGGTTACGATCGATGCACAGGGGCACGTCACAACTGGTACGACATTAGTTGCAGATGATATCCCAGACATATCAGCATCAAAGATTACAACGGGAACTATTTCTACCGCATTGCTTGCCACAAGCGCGGTAACGGCAACGAAACTAGCCAACGAATCGGTTACCAAATTTGGCGGCGCTGACGCGACAGATAATGTGGTGGTCTTTCCAGATGGTGACTATAAGGGACAGTTCTTCTATGACGAGAAGAATGAAGATTTATACGTATACTCGGGGTCATCTTTCGTCCCAATCACGGTCATCAGCGGCAACCTTGTTAATGCTGGAACGTATAACGCAAACACAAACCTGCTAACGAGCGTCACAACTGCAGGTTCTGCTGTTGGCTTCACAAGTGGAGCGGCCCTCCCGGACCCTGCGGTCGGCAATCTTAATTATTACGTGGTCGTGGACACTAGCGGCACCGGTTCAGGCAACGCCCCAGCCGTGTCGCTTGCTCCGCCTGACATGCTCATTTCTTTGGGCGCGGCGCAAGGCACATTTCAGCTGATTGACGTTTCAAACGCTATTGCTGGTCAGACTGCGGCAAATATCAGCACCGTTCCAGCTGGGTTTACGTCAACTGATGTGCAAAGCGCATTGCAGGAGATTCATTCTAACAAACTGGCGTTAGCTGGTGGAACGCTGACGGGTAATTTGAACTTAGGCGATGGCGTTGTCATTGTCTTTGAAGGTGCAACTGGTGATGACTATGAAACCACAATTACTGTTACCGACCCAACCAGTGATCACACAATTACTTTCCCGGATGTAACAGGCAATGTTGTAACGACTGGTGACACGGGAACTGTTACGAGCACGATGATTCTGGATGGCACGATTGCCAACGCAGACATCAGTGCAAGTGCTGAAATCGCAGTTAGCAAGCTAGCGAACGGCACTGCCCGTCAACTGCTGCAGACTGCCTCTAACGGCAGTGACGTTGAGTTCACCAGCGATGTTGATATTCCTGGAACACTGGATGTCACTGGTGCGGTGACGCTTGATTCGACGCTGCAGGTTGTTGGGAATATCAGCACTGACGGCAGCTTGGTGTTTGAAGGTGCAACTGCTGATGACTTTGAAACGACCCTTAGCGTTACCGATCCAACAGCAGATCGTACGATTACGCTGCCTGATGCAACGACCACTGTTGCTGGTCTTGCTGTTGCTCAGAGCTTTACAAAAGCACAGCGTGGCAGCGTGGTTGCACTGACGGATGCAGCAACGATTGCTGTTGACTTGAGCTTAGGCAACAATTTCAGTGTGACGCTTGCGGGCAACCGAACGTTAGGCGCTCCAACGAATGTAACTGCTGGTCAATCAGGTGTGATCGTGGTGACGCAGGATGGCACAGGCTCTAGGACGCTTGCATTCAACTCGGTGTATAAGTTTGCTGGTGGAACGGCACCGACCCTGACTGCAGGCTCCGGCGGCGCTGTTGACGTTCTTGCCTACTATGTGGAGAGTGCGACCCGTATTACGGTCACTTCACTGCTAAACGTCTCATGAGTATTCCTGGAAGTGCAAGCCCGCTGTTTTTGACATCAGCGGCTGCTGAGGCTGCTGACTATCAGATTGAACGTAGCTTGCGGTTTAATAGTGCTGACAGTGCATATTTGAACAGAACGCCTGCATCTGCTGGCAACCGCAAGACGTGGACCTGGAGTGGTTGGGTTAAGAGGAGTGCGTTGAACAGCGATCAAGACATTATTATTGCTGAGTCAGGATCAGACGTAACCGAACTTTATTTTACAAGTGATACCATTTGGTTTTATCAGTATAACGGCAGTTATCAAGGGCAGCTAAAAACAACTCAAGTTTTTCGAGACCCTTCTAGTTGGTATCATCTAGTTGCTGTTTACGATGCGGATAATGCTACGGCCTCAGACAGAATGAGGCTATACATCAATGGCAGTCGAATTACGGAGTTTTCTACTTCTCAGGATCTTTCTTCTGGAACGCAGTCGGCACTTAACAACACATATAATCATTACATAGGGGCTCGTTTTGCAAGCAACAGCAGGTATTTCAACGGCTACCTAGCCGAAATTCACTTTATCGATGGTCAAGCACTTGCTGCGTCTGACTTCGGTGAATACGACAACAACAATCTTTGGCAACCAAAGGAATACTCTGGAACGTATGGCACCAATGGTTTCTATCTAGATTTTAGCGATAATAGCAGCGCATCTGCACTTGGGACGGATAGCAGCGGTAACAGTAATACCTGGACGGTTAATAATATACTTGCGGTCAGTGCTCTTAGTACTCCAGTCAGCGCAGCTTGGACTGGCTATGCAGGTCCTAATTGGCTCACTACA